CTAACTGATCTAACTTCCGTCTCGTCACTGAGGGTCCATGATCTAGTGAAAGATCGCTGAGCCATTCCTCGATGGACATATGTTGTTTCGGTTTCTCCGTCTTCTTTTTTTCCATCGACAAAGAGTTTACCGTATTCGGTGTAGACATTTACTTCTTCCTTTTTGAATCCTGCTAGTGCAAGTTCAAGTCTGGACTCTACGTTGCTGACCTGAACTAAATTGTACGGTGGATAATTTGACGTGGTTTCGTGCTGCTTAAACACACGGTCAAAATATTCATCGAGACCAATACTGTTTCTATTTATACGATCTAGCAGGGACGATAGGTCTGCAGCGTGATATCTGGTGAGGTCACCCATGGTTCTTAGCTCCTTTAAAAGCGAGTTTGTGTTTTGTGGACCCGTTCGGCATCCACTACTATTTAACCATAAAAGGAAAAAAACTGCTACGGTAATAACCGTAACAGTTTGTAGGGTGTTCCGACTTTTGTAGAGACCGCACGAAAGGTCTCGGGTTTATTTATCAGTCTTTGTGAACAACTGGGTTCTTTGCAACATCAATGAATGAAGGTCGGAGAATAGGATCTTCATCCTTGATAAAGTTTGCAAAGGTCTTTCCTTCCACAACGGGAATAGCAGTCGCATACGTTTGATTGAATATAAGTTCCTGTTCCTTACAGTATTCGTTGTAAATACTAACAAAGCGACAAACAAACAAAGAATATCCTTTGATAACTCGATTACCTTGAGTAATGTCTGCCTGTGTCAAACACTTTTTAACAGGAACAGATGAGATTGCTGATTTGGGAGCACCATTCTTCTCAAGAATCTTCCGAGTTTCAAGTGCTTCCTTTTCTCTGTCAGCAAAATAGTGACGCATCATGTCACTGAAGGAATCAATCCCTCCATTCTTTTCATCTACCTCAGCGATGTGAGCAGAGAATGTGGAAAGGAAAGACGCTCCACCCCGAACAAAGTTTCCAAAAACTTCTTTTTGACAGTTGTCTGCAGAAAAGACATCTACATGAGACTCAAGGAAACGCTTTACAAACTCGTCTCCAGCTTCTTTTCGTGCCTTGTCGATGTAACTGTGTGAGGTGCAGTTAAACTTTGCATCCTCAAGTGTTCCTGCAATTCCGATGCCAAAAGGTTTAAGGAAAGTGTAGATCAGTTTTGCCCACTTCTGCTCAGAGAAGTATGCAGATTTGAACTTTTCATCCGTGCTTTGAGTAGAACGGAAGTTGCAGTCTGCGTTGTGATTTTCAGACTCCACACGAACCATTTCTTCATGGTTAATCCCCGATTCGTGGAAAATAAGAAGGATCGGAATACGTGTAGATTTGTTTTGTGTAACAGCATAAAGCATGGAAATACGATTGTTACCTTGAGTAGCAACCGTAATTCCACCTGGTCGCAAGAAAGCAACTAATGTTCCTGCTGCCTGATAAGAGAATCCTCTCATCGCATTCAGATCTCTCTCCTGATTACCGTATCGCAGATTATCTCCACGATTGTATTCGGGATCGGTCATGATATCTCCAATTCTGGCAGAGACATGAATGCTATCAACGCCTTCATGCTCTCCTCTGGAGTGTGCTTCGATGACATCTTCAAGTTTTGGAAGTCCATCTATCGGTGCTTTATCTAAAACATCCAATTCTGACAAAAGTCCTTGAACGACATCAACAACCTTATTCGTGTAAAGGTCGCAAAGATTTAGTAGTTGTTTAGCCATGGTTTACCTTTTTTTGGTTTTGGTAAGTTGTGTTGTACAAAATCAACCGTTATGGAGTTAGGTTGACTCGGAAAATCCGATGAACTTATTATACTACACATCCATCGTGTCGTCAAGCATTAAACGCTCTCCCAAGACCTGCTTCATCAAATTTAACGAAACTTGTTGGGGTCTTTCCTTCCACCCATACCATCTAGACTTCTTCCCAGTCTCGTATGGCGGGACTTGACCAACAGAATAGTATTGATCAGCAGTCACGTCGTAATTTTGGATACCATCAGTTAACCACCAGTGCTTTTCACCACGGTAGTCTTCGGCGCTCATTGGACACAATTCCTCTGTATCCATCAGATAATACAATGCTTGAGATGAGTGATAACAATGACCGTAGTATTTGTTGGTCAAAGCATCTTCAGGAAACATCAATGACTTTCGACCCTTAAGAAGTTCAGGTGACAGGCAGTCACGAATAAGTCCCATGACCGATTCGATCTCAGTCATGGGATAAGGTTCGAATGTCATTGTTCTGGTTTGGAATATTTCCTTACCTTTATAACGATGACGTTCAATTAATTTCATTCTGTTTCTTGTTTCTTTTTCTTACCGATATTATACTTGGTCTCTAGGATCCACTCGTTCTTCTCCTTGTAGGCAAGAACTTTAATTTGATTGAGTGGTGCAATATCAGTAACTCGTTCTGGTTCGATAACGGTTACCAAACCCCAATCACAAAGTAATTGAATAATTCTATTTCGGCGTTGAACATCGTTCACTGTCAGGTTAGCGTGCTTTCCATCAAGTGCAAACAGTTCCTTGAAGTGAACAATATAGTACCGCCCCTGCTTGTGCAGAATGTGGCAGGACTGATAGATCTTTTTCTCCTTTCGGGATGCGACTCCAATTCTCGTCAGAGTTTCACGAACCTTGAGAAAGTCATCTGGTTCATTCAATGTAACTTCGATCATTTGGTCAGCTGACCACTTGACCTCAGGTTCACTAATCATCTTTTTCCTCCGGTCTCAAATTTAGATTTAATAAATGACAATTGTTCTTTGGTTAAGATGCTCAGAGCCTGCTTTGCTTTTTCGTTACTATAACCATAATAACGTTTCACTAAATCCAAATCTCTGATTTCATCTTTGCGGAGCCAGGGAGAAAATCTCTTCCTTTTCCTCACACTATTTAGTAAAAATGAATATTGCATTTTTAAGTCTAAATTTGGTTTCATGTTCATCTCGTTAGCGAACAGAACCGTATCCAAGTGACCAGACATACATCGATTAACAATGTATGCAGGGTATTTCGCTGAAGGATCATCATCGAAGAGATCCTTCTTTGTCATGTTGATTGAGTTCAACCAATCTTTCAATTCATATGTCATCGTATAATTTGAATGTCGTCAGTTTCAGTCCAGAGTTCTACTTTGTTGCGGAAGCGTCCCTCTTCTTTCAGTCTTTCATATCTCTTGGTTGCTTTCTTCTTCCACCACTTGATGATGTTCTCTAGATAAAACTTTTCCCAGTTCTGACCAGGACGAAGAGTTTCCTGTTCACCAAGAATAACTTCACGTACATTCTCAAACCCATAGTCTGAGATATAAAATCTTTTCTTCTGAGTAAGATTAAATGCCGTAGAGATAACACCGTTGAACTGATTCAACTTATCTTGATCTTGAAGAGAGTTCTTGATGATGGAGATCATCTTTGTCTGTCGCTTCATCTTTTTAGATGATGCTTTGCTGTCAGTCAAAGGTGTGTTGTCATTCAGTCTTGTAAACTCATCATGAAGTTTATGAAACTGTTTATCATGCATCAGAGGGAGGAACTTACTTTCAGTCAGTCCTTTGTACCTCATGAATGGTTTCAGTCCATCATACTGTGAGGCACTCGTAGCAGACCCGTAGAGAGACGTTGTTTCGAATAGAGCAATGTCTTTCTCAAATACTTTGTTGAGAGTCTCACGAGCAAAGTGAGAGCAACACAGGAGTGCCAGCAGTTTGCCACCAAGATAGTTGTATCCAAACGGTTGAGATGGAACGATTACAAATCCCATGGCAGCGTGTCTATTGAAGATAGACAGATTGGGTTGGTGGCCCAACCACAGATTCCTTGGTTTAGAATTGATAGTAGGAGATCCAAAACGAATGAATCCCAATACCTTCTTTGTATTTTTCTCAAAGATCATCCAACGCAACTCCCTTCCAGGAATGTTGGATTCATTATTATGAGAAGAAACTGCTTTCAAAAGATTGACATAGTGCTCCTGTGGAACAGAGTTCTGAAAGCGACTGCCTACAAACTTAATGTCAAATTCCATGTCCTGAGGATGAATATCTTCATTGAAGAACTCATCTTCAAGAGACACCAAAGATGATGAAGATGAGATAACCTCTTTCTTCACAAATCTTAGGTAGTCTTCAATATTAGTAAAGTGGGAGAAATAGTTGATGAACTCATCTGCTGCCCACTGTGCAACTTCTTCAGATACAATCATAGAATCAATTTCTTCTCAGGAGCGGTGATACCACCAAACATTTCACAATACTTGTTTTTAACTCCAGAGTCAACTGCTGCGATATAAACAACAAATTGCTTTGATACTGTGATCTCAGGTTCAGTCTTGTCAATCACTGTTGCCCAAGGCATAAACCCGACACTCTGTGCTTGAGGAAGAACCACAAGTCCATTTCTGACAGTGATAGATTCATCAGTCTCTTCCACGAGTTCTGCTACCACTTCTTCACCGGTACTAATACGAATAAGTTTTACGTTCATTTGAATTCACACTCCACCATAATTTCGGTC